ACCAACTATAAATTTAATCTTTTTATGATCAAAATCCTTCGTACAATGAAGTAAATTAACGAAATTAATCACAGAACCTAATAAAGACGTACAACTAACTCCAGATGGGAGGCCATGAATCATTCTATACAAGTGACCACCAGGTGTTATATAATCTTTAATACCTATAGTGTCAAAAATGCCAATGAAGTGAGCATCGATTGTTTTATTATCTATTGGGTAAAATAGTCGTAGAATACTCAAACCAATAATAATATTAGTTAAGTAAAGTCTTGAATCAAACCTTTTCCAGTCACCTTCGACTGTAAAACCCATTCCGTTCAAGTCTTTAGCCAGCCTTTCGTATGACACAATAGAATTTCCAATATAGAGAGGACCATTATTTTTATCACGTAAATGATTTGTAATTTGGTTTATCCAAATTGAACTATTGATTTCACTATGAAATTCTGGCATATGAACAGCCCTGCTAGAAAGTTCTTCATCATTTTCATAAGAATATTCCCTTTTATTACGAGCGCCGACGACGAAAGTATTAGGAAAAATTTTATTTCTTTCAATCTTTTCCCCTTTTTCAGCAAAGTTGTCTAATCTTTTCCATCTTTCTTTTGCAATAAACATTGCATCAGCTGAGGCTTCAAGTTTATTCTTGTGACCCCTATAAGAATTAAGATGAAAACCAGGAAACGTCTTTGCGTTAAAGGAAGTAAGATTAAGATCTTCAATGTTACATTCAGCCAATTCAACAATTTGCAATTTCCTAATAGCTGATTTAATTGATTTCTCAAAAGTTTTAACTAATTTCATATTTGGAAGACCACAAACCAGATTCTCTTCTTCAGGAATCATAGTTCGTTGTAAAGTAATTTTATTAGATTTGAAACAGCCCCCCATGATAACATTTCTATCAACAAAGACATCATTTTTGACGAACAAATCAGCGTTTAAATGATAAAATTCGCACATTGGATCATAAGATCTAGAAATCTTTTGAGGCCTGTCTCCATTTCGAATAATATGTCTGCCTAAATAAAATGAGTTCTTGTCATCAACTTCTAGATCTCCTTTTTCAAGGACAGTGTCTGTTTTCTCGATGAAAACAGACTCATTCTGCGTAATATAATTAATTTTTAGATTACGATCTATAGAATTAAAATTTTTCTTTCTTTTCTTACCTTTATTAGTAATTAATTTCTTTATTACTTTATTCTCAGATGCTGGACGTCCAACACTGTGAACAATATAAGGAGAGTTAATATTAT